GATTGCTCTGCTATTGCAAACGCCAAGAAAGAAGGTAAGTAATTTAATACATTACTAACTGATACTTTCTTATTTACTGGAGTTCCAGAAGGATCATCAATCACATGAAGTAAATCATCTGCTGCAATCCCTGTGCTTAAATCCGTAAGCGCGGTTATTTTTTTATCTGCCATTTTAGTTTCCTCTTAAATAAGCATTGTTAAAACCCCTTTCGGGGGATCCTACTCCATGCATATACATGGATCATAGTTTAGGAGTAACTAGAAGAAGTTGTATAACCTACTCCAGCACTCGTTTCACCACTGGCAACCGTATCTGCTACACCCGTAACAGAGATTTCGTTTGCTGTGATATCCAATAGTTGATTCCTAGCTGATATTACATCATTTGAACTAGGAGTAACCGTGAATTCTATTGTACTAGCTGTACCGCTAGTTGAAGTAAATGTCAAAGAATTAATTGACACTTTACCTGTTGAATATATTATTGTTCCAGCTGTATTATCTTTATATACTCTTGTTGAACCTGATAATGAATATCGTCTGATATTACCTTCACCATCATCATCAAAGAAATATTCTGTAGATGCATCACCTGAAACAAAAAAACCTGTTGTTGTTAAAATTCCACCACCAGCTGTATTGTGTCCTGAATGTGGATTGTATAAAGCATTTCCAAATGTTAATGATATAGACGATGCCGTTCCATCTATTGTAGCTGTATAATCTTTTTTTAATTTAATAGTTGTTATATTAGAAAGAACTGATGTTTCAACTGAATCTATTTTAGTTGATAATTGTGAATGTCTAAACAATGTATCAAATCCTGAAAGTTCATTATTATCATAAGATATAATAGCAGCCTTAATTAATGTTTCTAAAGCTGATTTAGTTTGAGATGTTTTTGTCGGATCATATTTAAAATTACTTGTAATAAGTACTTGTAATATTTCAGCATCAATTATTTCTGGTCTGACTGTTAGAATACTTAATTTACTTAAATCAGTTTTTAATGCAGTCTTTTCAGCTGTAGTTAAATTGTTTGAATATTGAGAAGGCTTAATAGCTACAAAAACTTTACCGTAAGATATAGGGTCATGATCTTCACCACCCCATACAGATATTGAATCTGCTCCTGGATATAAGTCTTGTAATTTTGCTTTGTAATCTTGAACTGTAACTAATCTGTTTTGTGAAGTATAAAACTTACTAGCAGAGAATTTGATTTGGTCTGGTGTCTCAATGTCTTTACCACCTGATGCACTTACTGTATTTGTCATTGTTACATCAGAGTTTCCTTGAATAGATGTAGCCATTGAAAAAATACCAGCTCCATTTGCATGTGTACTATCTGTTACTAAATAAGAAATAGAAATTTCATCACTATCTTTAGGCTCTTTACCAATTATACCATCTCCGAAATATACTTCAAATAATCCTTCATCATTTTCTTGTAAATAAAATACAGTTGATGTTGTTGATATGTTTGTAAGATCACCCGCCTTTGTCCAAGCTGATACTGTATTATTTGAGGTTATATTAATTGTAATTGTTGAAGTATCAATATTAGGATTCAATAATGGAAATCTTTGATTTGTTACTTGACTACTGTATCTATATACATCAGTTGTTAATTTTCCTTGATAAACATTTAAATCATCAAATCTAAATGTACCACTTGTTGGTGTAATTGTTTTATTGTCTAATGATATAAATGTATATGATGTTCCGTCAAAAATTGTTGTGAATTCGTGACCACGACTAAGTGTTAAACTGTTTGGAGTTTCACCAGCTATTGATGGACTATTAACTGTTAAATCAAATATAGCTTTAGATGCTGTTCTTGATGAAGGTGTATATCCTAATTCTTTAGCTCTTGACACTACGTTCTTTCTGATTTGTGCTGTGTCTAAAAACATTTCAGATGCAACCATGTTTGCATTGAATGCTGAGGTGTGAGCTGAGTATGCCAACAAGTCTGTAAGGATTGCTAAGTTAGAACCTTCGAAATCATAGTCTTTTAAAAGTGTTTGTCCTTTTAAATATTCTTTTAGACTTGATGATACTTGATCAAAATCTAAATCTGTTATATTAATGTTTGAACTTTTTATTGTTGCCATTATCTTACTCTCTCTAATGTTAAGTCTAATTCGTGGGGTCGTGGATCATTATGAACAGTAAAAAACATAGATACATTAAGTGAATTACCTATTGTACTTGCGGCTACATCAGTCACAGTAACTCGCGATTCATATTTATTTATTAAACTTTTAATATCTTCTTCTAAAATAATACTATCTGTAGTATCTAATTCAAATAACATACCCCTAAGGTCAACACCTAAACTTGGTTTAAATGGTCTTTCATAATTGTTTGTACTTATTAAATTTCTAACTGATCTTTTAATTGCATTAAAATCTGTTTTCAATACAACATCTTTACTTTGTGGGTGTAATGTCATATTAATATCAATATCTGTAAACCATCTTCGAGATACTCTACTTGATTTATTTTTACTATTAAATTGAGCCATACTACTATTTATATCATTTAACTAGGTTTATTTGTCTCGGATCCTGTTTCTGTGTGAGTATGTTCAGAAAGTTTAACTTCTTTTCCAGTAATCTCATCAACAGCCGTGATAGTTGAATCATTTGTTTGTTCACCTGTAATCCAAACTGTTCCATCAACTTTCAAATTGGTTGTCATAAAAGTATTAGGTGCTGTCCATGTAGCATCTTCTTTTGATATTATATCAGTTTTACCAAGAGTATTTACTACAGTATTACCTGTTGTGTTAATAAAAGTATCTTTCTTTGTGAAAACATTTATAACTCCATCAACATTTACATTTACATTACCTGTAATTGTTACCCAATCATCAGCTGCTACAACTGTGTATTTATTTTTAGTAATTTTATCTACTCTATTTCCGTCTTTATCTATTTCTATTCTTGTACCAGACTTATGATATAAATGTATTCTTTCATAATCTGGTGTATCATCTACTTCAATTATATGTCCTGATTCAGATTCATGTACCCAATTAAATGGATATTTTGGTTTTAAATATGTTGTCGTGTCTCTAAGTGGTTTCTCCCCTTGAATATTTAATAAAGAATCATCATCATCAGTTGCACCTTCTCCTATAGATAATGTTTCTTCATCAACATTTAAAATAGGATATATCTTAGCTACAGGATTATAATTTGTTGTTGCATAGTCTGTAGCACGTGCTAATAGATTAACATCAGAACCTGAGATATAAGATTCCTTAGGGTATATCTCACCTTTCGTTTCACCTTTTTTTCTAGGAGATTTATCTAATGCTAGTGTTAATCCATAATTTCTGTTTATATGTTTTGGATTTTTTCCATCAGGAGTTCCTTCATAAGAAGCTTCAGAATCCAATCGAGGATCATTAAATCCATCTGTTGTTTTTCTTAATATTTTTTGAAAATTTCTATTTCCTTTCTCATCAAGCTTTTCATCTATTCTATAATAGTTTTGTGGAGTTCCAATAAATGAACCCATAACAACAGGGTCTTGTAATTGTTCTGCATCTCGGTAAAATCCTACTATTGTAGAACCTTCTACTAAACTATGTGTTGTTGTACCCAAGCCTGATAAAGAGGGTGAAGTAGTTGGCATCATTACATCTGACCAAGGTAGATCAGGAGTAGCAATTAATTGTTTATCGTGTGTATGATTACCATAAATTCTTACACGAACTCTATTTAAAAATAAAGGATCATTTCTATCTTCTACAATTCCTGTAAACCAAATCAAACCTTCTTTACCTTGAAATTTCATTATAAAGATTCTCCATATTCTATTCCTGTAGTTTCAATATTAGAAAGAACAGAATCTTTAATACACTTAATATTTAAATTACATTCGTTTGGAGTTATATTCCACATAACTTCAGTTATGAGATGTTTACCATTATAAAATTTTGGTTTTACTTCATCTTCTCCCGCTCTTGCTGCAGGAATATCTAAATTAATAACTTGACCAACCGATATATCTGTTCTTGCTGATAAAACACAATTAATACTATAATATTCTAATAATTGTGATGCAGCTGCTCTAAACTGTTTTGCACCCATGTGTACAAAATGATTTGCTTGGACAATCTTATCAGTTTCATCATTTATAAAAGATGAATCACTAGTTAAAATTGTATAGGCATCAGGATAGTCACCAATTCCTTTTCCTTCTTCAGTTCCTATAATAGAAACATCTCCATCAGTTGCCGCCGATCCTATGTGTGTTATCTCTGGTTGAGTTCTTACAAATGGGTGTGGGTCTAAAGCTTGTCCTGCACCACCAAAAAACTTTTCTAAAAAACTATATGTTTTTTCAATATAGAATTTATAAGTGTTATCTATTGTTATTTGTTTAGAACCAAATAACCCATTAACTATTCCTTGAAAAACATCAGCTTGTGAACCTATTTCATATCCAAGTATTCTTCTTCCTGAACCTATTACATCTGTAGAAGCATCAGTAGGTATATTTTTAGTATTCTCTGCAGCTGCTGCTTGTGAATATGTAAAAGGTCTACCTCCTGCATAATCTACTTTCATCATACTATCTAAAGATTGAATTCTAAAACCACCATTAGCAGTTTGATAAAAGAAAAATGAATCTTGTAATCCACTTGATGAATCAAGACCTTGAGCTTGAGCACACAACCAATTCATAGTATAATTAACACTCCAATTAGGAATAACTACATGATAATTATCACCTTGAGATTTCTCTCTTACTTCAAAGAAAGCTTCAAGTTTTTTATCTTTAACTTCGTTAGCTATTCCTAAATGATCTTCACCCAATAATGCTGCAATGTCAGTCATTGAACCTCTAAGGGCTTGACTTACTCTAGTTCTTCTTGATTGTAAAAATTGTGGTGCACAAAAACTTAATTGATAAATTTGACTACTTTCATCAATTCTTTTTACATTTGATATTTTATAAATTCTAAAAATTTGATCAATCAAATCTTCTTCTTCAGTTTCATCATCAACACCTGAAGGTTGTTTGAATCTTATTCTAAGAGACTCTTGACCAAATAGTTTTGCGTTTTCTAAAAGGTTAATAGAATCACCTATGATTAATTCACCCATTAGAAAATTTTGATCTATTGCTTCATAGATATTACATTCTACTAATAAATCTCTAATATCAAAGCCATCGCCTTCGTTATTTACTATTGTTAAAACTTCTAGCTCATAACTACTAGGATTTGAGCTATCTACACCTGTTGCCATAATTAATTTCTCACTAAACTAACAAATTCTTGTACTACTCTATCAACATATTTTGGTTCAATATATCTAATTACATGCTTATCTTCGTTTAACTCTCTTTCATAATCTAAATTAGTTACAGGGGTATTACCTGTAGCTACTGTTGTTTTGAGATTATTTGAATCAGTATAATGATGAATAGCATTTTGTTCATCTACAACAGAGGATATTGTAAAACTCTTTTCTGAATCAGCACCTGTTGCTGTACTGTTAGTTGTAAATGTTCCTAACACACTATTTAATGTTATTCTATTATGTGTTGGGTTTACATCAGTTACAAATCCATATACTGATGATGATTGAGAAACCTTTTCTCCTAATGTAAATTTACTTGATTCTTCGTTTACATGATCGTATGAAACTATATCTGTTGATGAAGAAGCTTCTAAACAAGTACCTGAATATTTTCTATCCATGTATTTAAGAAAAAGTTGATTTGATTTTGGCCAATCATTAAAGTCTTGTAAGTTCTCATTAACTAAAAAGAACAACCAATATAATGTGCCATCACCATAAAGTTTTGATGCTACAACATCAGGTCTTTCACCTTCTGTAATTCTATAATAATTATATCCTGTAATACCGTCTTGTAAATAACTCCATGTAGATACTTTGCGAAATAAATCTTTTGCTTTAAAATACTTACCATCACTTTTAAAATCATATTGAATACTGGGAATATGTTTAAAAAATCCTTTTGCCATTAGTCTGAATCCTCAGTTTCTTCTACAGGATTATCTTTTTTTATTTGTGCTAGTTCTGCTGATACAGAATTAGAAACGGCACTAAATTTTCTTTCGTCTTGTGTTTGTTCTCTTGCATTACTACCTGTATTAGCAAACGCAGAAACTCCACCTCCATATTTCTTTCTATCTAATGTAGATGTTTCTACAAACTCTAAAGTCAGAGTAATTGCAGCTGGTGCACCGTCAATCATGTGTGTAAATCCTTGGCCACCTGTCCAATCAACATTAACTCCTGTAAGAACAGATACTAATGGATAATCTATATAATCTTTAAACGGCCCATGAAATCTAATAGCCCACTCATTAGGGAATGTATATATTCTATCATTGCCTCCTGTTGTACCAGGAAGTGCTGATAATCTAAATGCATGAATCATTTCTTTTATTACTGATGATTCTTTTGATGATGTAGGTCTCAACGTAAAATTATAAGAAAAAGTTCTAAACATCACACCTTTAAATAATTGAAACTTTAATGGATTAACTGTCTTACCCATAGACTGTTTTATTATGTCTCCACCTGGTGCACCACCTATAAGAAGTTGACCCAATTCTGCCGAATCAGTTCCCGCTCCTGTTGAATCCATCCAGCCGGAAATAAGTCCTTCGATCATTCCTTTCTCTGCTTCTCCATACTCTATAGTCATATTATCTGTTAAAGCATCTGGAACATAAAGAAATATATCATATTTCTTTTCACCAGCTTTATCTTTTACATTTCTTTCTAAAGATCGGAAGTGAATATAATTTGTTAAATTTCCACCTTCTCCTTTTTCATTTGCAAAGTTTTCAGGGAATTGAAGTTTTATACCAGAATCTGGAGATGCATCGGATCTACCACCCATTGCATCATTAAGAACTTTTGCTCTTGCTTCTCTATTTTTTCCTTTCATATCCATTACTTGAGATGATATCTCAGGAATGTTTGATGTTCTAATACCTGTAGCTCCAGTCAATAAGTCACCTAAACCATCTGCAATTCTTTGATCAAAAGTATTTGAAACAGCAGACATACTACCTAACTTACCTTTTAATTGTGAACCTATTGCGTTAGCATCACCTGATACGGAACCTACATAATTAGACAAGGTACCTTTTGCTTTTTTAAATAAATTTCCCATAAATTGTTCTCTTTGTGTAATATATACTATATAGTAGTTATTTATGTCATATAAAGGAAAGTTTAAAGCAAAGAATCCAAATAAGTACAAAGGTAATCCTACAAACATTATTTATCGTAGTTTATTAGAGCGGAGATTCATGGTGTATCTGGATAATACTTCTTCTGTACTAAAATGGAGTTCTGAAGAAATTGTGGTACCGTATGTTTCACCACTGGATAGGAGAGTGCACCGATATTTTCCTGACTTCTATATGAAGTATCGAAACGTAAAAGGCGTGATAGTAGAAACTCTTATAGAGGTAAAACCTTCTAAACAAACTAAACCACCGGATCCTAAAAGAAAATTAACTAAAACAGGTAGAACTTCTAAAAGATATTTAAAGGAAGTTAATACTTATATCATTAATGATGCAAAATGGAAACAGGCCATTAAATTTTGTGACGAAAGAAGTTGGAATTGGAGAATTGTTACAGAAAAGGATATTAACATCTATTAACTGATATAAATACATAGATACATTATGAATTATATAATGTAATTGTTAATAATAAACGGAGAAAAAATGAAAAAATTATTAATCTTATTAACTAGTGTGTTGATGTCCACATCAATATTTGCTTTAGACAGCACATATAATGTCACATCTGATTATCATTGGAGAGGTGTTTCCCAAACAGACGGAAACGCAGCTATACAAGTTGGTGTCGAACATGAACGCAATGGATTTTATGGAGGTCTTTGGACTTCTAATGTTGATTTTAATGATGATACAAATATTGAATACGACCTATATGGTGGTTATTCAGGAGGATTTAAATCTTTATCGTATGATGTAGGGTATATAGCTTACAAATATGATGGAAGTACTGATCTAGATTTTGAAGAAAGATATATCTCTTTGGGTTATGGTCCTTTGACTGTTGGCCACAATAGAGATGAAGATAATGGATTAGAATATAACTACGCTGATGTATCGTTAGGGTTTATACCTGTTGTTGATGTTTCTTTACATTACGGAGAATATGATGGACATGATGATAAAAGTATTCTCATAGAGTATGGCTTACCACACAACTTAACATTGGGAGTTGTATTTAATGATGGACCACTTTCAGAAGTTAAAAATGATTCATTCGTGATTTCATTATCTAGTGTATTTTAGGAATTAATACTTGTGGCTGGAAGATTATTTGACAGATTGGAACAAGAAGCCTTTCGTGCTGGTGTACCAGCTCGAACTAAAGAATCTATGGAATGGTTTAGGAATAGAGTTAAAGGTATTAAAGTTTCTCGTAAAGGAATGATAGGTGAAGGACCTACTAGGTCTAGACAAGTATATGGGAGTATGTATAATTTTCAATATGATCCAAAGTTGAAAGGAGTCTTACCTTATTATGACAGATTTCCGTTATGTATTCCGGTACAAAAAGCACCTAAAGGATTTCATGGTCTTAACTTACATTATTTACACCCAAGAATAAGAGCACGATTCTTAGATACTTTATTCGACACAGTAAATAATACAAACTTCGATAAAACAACAAGAATGCGAATGACTTATAATTTAATAAAATCTAGTACTAGAATGAAATGGTTTAAACCTTGTTTTAAACATTATTTAAGTAGTAATATACAATCAAAGTTATTATTAATTGAACCAGCTGATTGGGAGATAGCAATATTTTTACCAACTGATTCATTTAGAAAAGTAGCAAAAGAGTCTGTCTGGAAAGAAAGTAGGAAAATGGTATAATGCATATAAACAGATTTATGGGATCCCACATTGACGATATGGCTCGTCAAGATAGATTTACAGTAGAAATTCATGGCCCTAAAGGTATAAGAAGTAGGGGTATTAGATGTACAAATATTGAACTGCCGGGTAAACAAATCATTACTCAAGAATTTTCAGAGTATGGTGGTGGGCCAATGCGTAAATATCCTTCAAAGGTTGATTACGGTGGAGGAGCAGTATCTCTAACATTTATGATGGATACAACATTTGAAGATAAACAAAAGATAGAATTATGGCAAACTTATATATATGATGAAGCATATGGATTTCAATATCCAGAAGATTATTGGGGTGAAGTAAAAATTATACAAGAAGGTAGAGATGGTAATGCTATATATGAAGTAGTCTTACATGAGGCTTGGCCACAGAGTATAGATGCTCAATCATTAGATTCATCTGCATCAAGTACAATACAAACCTTTTCAGCTTCATTTGCATTTAGAACATGGTCATCTAGTTATGAAAACTCGCCTTCTGGACTACTAGGTGGATTATTTAAGAAATTTAGTAGAAAAATTAAAACAAAAGCTTCTAGTAAAATAGAAGGTAAAATATTTGGATAAATAATAATATATAATAATTGAGGAATAAATTATGGCGTTACCAAAATTAGAGGCAGCTCGTTTTTCAACAGAGTTACCGATAAGCAAAAAGAAAGTTGAATATAGACCATTTCTTGTTAGAGAACAAAAAATTCTTTTACAAGCATTAGAAGGAGAAGATGTTAAAAATATAACTAATTCTTTATATGATTTAATAAAAGCATGTGTATACAATATAGATGAAACAGAATTAGAACATATACCTATGACTGATTTAGAATGGTTATTTGTACAAATAAGGATTCAATCAGCAGGTGAAACCGCTGATCTATTGTTTCCTTGTGATTGTAGTGAAGAAGCTAAAACAGCAGTTACTATTGATTTAAGAAATTGTAAAGTGACAGAAAATAAAGCTAATCCAACTATTGAATTAACAAAAGATGTAGGACTAACATTAACTTACCCTAGTCTTAAGCATGTTTCAGAAAATTTAAAAGGAGATGGTGATAGGTTGGCCAATCCTAGTGAAATGTTTGACATGGTAGCTAGTTGTATAGCAACAGTATGGGAAGGTGAAGAAGTTCATACAAGAGATGATTTCTCTAAAAAAGAATTACTTGAGTTTTTAGATACATTAGATACAGAACAGTTTGACAAAGTTCAAGGATTCTTTGCTGATATGCCTAGGTTAATTCAAAAAATTGAATTCACTTGTGGAGAGTGTGAAAAACATCATGAGAGAGAATTAGAAGGAATTTCAGATTTTTTCGCATAACCCTTTCACATGAAACCCTGTATAATTATATGCAGACCAATTTCGCACTAATGCAACATCATAAATATAGTTTAACAGAATTAGATAATATGGTACCATGGGAAAGGGAAGTTTATGTAAAACTTCTTGTTAAACATTTAGAAGAAGAAGAAAGACGTAATAAACAAAGGAGATAAAATGTCAGACGAAAGACAAAATTATAACGAAAGAAATCAAGTACAAATTGATCTCGCAGAATACGAAGCTAAGAATGCACAGATAGGAGCTCTTAAGGACGAAATCCAAAAAATGAAGGATGCCAATGGTCCTAATACAACCGGATGGTTGTGGTTAGCACCTGAATACTTTTCAAGATGGAGAATATTCCCTAGAGGGTTTATAACAATGTATATCTACTTGCTATTTGAATCAGCTAACTGGTTCATGGCATTAGAAGATCCAACAGTTGCACAGTCAGGTTTAATATCTGTACTAGTCGGTGCTGGAGCTGCATGGTTTGGTTTGTATGTTAATTCAACATCAACACAACATGAAGTAGTAGCTAAAGATTAATGAATAAAAAACTTTTAAGCTTGGTCTTACTAGGCCTATTATTTATATCACCTACTGTTAATTCAGCTGGGCAGGCAGACTTTAGCGGTAAACTTGATAGTGGTGATTTATCTATTAATACAAGTATAGATTATAGTTGGCCAGCTGGAAAATTTGAAAGAGATATTGAATTTGATTATCGTTATAAAGATGAAGATGAAATAGTAACTACGAACAAAGGTTTAATAGCATTCAAACAAAGATTCGAATTCAAACCAAAACATTATACATTCGGATTAGTTAGATATGATTATAATGAATTCAGACCTATTACTTATAGACGCCAAGTTAATATAGGTTGGGGATATAAAATTCTAAGAACTGAAAAGATTAAAATGAGTAATGAGTTTGCTGTAGGTTATTTAAATTCAGAAATGAACTTAGGTTCTAATTCAGTAAATGAAGTTCTTTTCAGAAACAGTCTATGGTTCTTTTACAAAGTAGCTCCTAAATTAAATTTTACAAATAAGTTTCTCTATGAAGCTTCTGATATTCCATTAATCAGAAATGAAACAGCATTCAATTATCTACTAACAGATAAAATTAAAATCAGTCTTAAAAATGTTTATACAGAAGATCCAGATAATAGTAACTTCTTATCTGTTAATGTAGGATATATTTTCTAGGAGACAACATGCCACCAATAGAACTTAGTCAATTTTATGTAGAGTTTGCAGGGTTTATATTAACCCTCATAGTAGCTCTTGCAATGAGAGATTGGGCCACATCTTTAATTAAAGGATTAAAGTTCAAAATGAACAGGGCCTTTTCAGAAGGAGATAAAGTTATTCTTGATGGTTGTCCCGCTTTGATTGTAAAGATCGGTATGAGCGAAACTGTCTTTGGTGTCTATGGTAAAGAAGGATACACATGGAGATATGTACCTAATGAAAGAATAGCTTTTCTTAAATTAGAAAAAATTGTTGATCCTGATTTACATAAAGATAGTGATGAAGAAAAAGCTCAAAAAATAATCGACCAAATGCAAGACTCGAACATAAATACTAATAGTAAGGAAATTGAAAAAATCAAGAATGGTAAATAACAATGGCTGAAAAAGAAAACTTAAAAGATAGTTTAGATACTGTTAGCAAAAGAATTATTGACAAAGTTAAAGATGTTCAAAAAGACAATACTAATTCTTTAGGTAAAAAATTTACAGATGGTTTTAACAATACTGTTGATGCTTTGAAAAAGAATGCTGACATTCTTGGAAATCTTAAAAGTAATTTCAGTAGCGATATGGGTAAACTGTCAGTTGCCTTCGCCCCCCTTACAGCTATTCCAGGAGTTGAAACTGCACTAGGTCTTATGAAAAGTGTACTGTCTGCCATTGCTTTAAAAAGTTTATTCTTTCTCAAAAAATTATTCATCGCAGAAGAAAGACATTTAATGTGGCAAAAGATGAAACTTAAATGGCAAAAAACAAAGGATAGAGCTGGAAAATTAAAAGAAAGTGGCGCTGGAATAATTAAGGCCGTAATGAAAAACCCAAAGGGAGCATTGGGTTTAGCTATAGGTGGAATATTAACAGCTATAATAGTATTCTTTAAAGGATTTGCATCTGGATTTACAGATGGTTTATCTAAACTATTAAAGTTTTTAAAACTAGATAAACTCTCTAAATATTTTAAAGGTAAGTCAGTTAAAATGGCTACAAGCATGACTGGTAGTATTACTAAATTCATGACTAAATTTGTTAAGTTCTTTAAACCAATCGCTGGATTAACTACAAAGCTACAGCCTGTGATAAAAGCCGTTAGTGGAATAATGAAAGGTATTGGTAAGTTCGGTAGAATACTAGGTAGATTATTCTGGCCAATTCAAGTAATTATGGGACTTTGGGAAACTGTTAAAGGTGCTATGGCAGGATTCTCTAAATTTAAAGATCAAGGATTCTTAGCTGGTATTTTAGGTGGTCTTTTGGGGGCTGTATCAGGATTAGTTAAATTCGTTATAGGTTGGCCATTAGATTTACTTAAATCTGCTGTTACTTGGATAGGTGAAAAAATGGGATTCGATATGAGTTTCTTAAAAGGATTTTCATTCCAAGATTTGATCGGTGATTTTTATGATAATTTAACACAAGGAATTATAGATGGCTTTAATGCTATAGCTGAATGGTTTAAAGGATTACCAGATAAAGCTAGATCAGCTGTTGGAGCAATGGGAAGTTGGTTTTCAAATTTACCAGAACAATTTATGAATTGGATTAAAGGAGCAGTAAGAGCCATACTACCTGATCCTGAAAGTGACAGTTGGTTTGGTTGGGCCGCATCTAAAGTAATTCCTGATGGAATATACAAATGGGCTGAATATGGTAAAGAACCAGAAAAAGAAACTAAGGCTGCAGGTGAAGAAGTAGCAGAAACAAAAGGAACATCAAAAGCCTATGAAGGAGTTTTCAAGGATTCAGGAACAGCTGCGGGTGGAAAAGATGAATATTTTGATGCAGACGGTAATAAAATTACTGACCCAGCTACAATAGCAAAAATGAAAAAAGACACTGCGTGGATGGATAAACCTGATAGTGACTTCTGGAATGACAATGATGATGATTGGGATGATGTGAGTCCAAATGCTAAAACTACAGGTGGTACAACAGTTACAGGTGGTGGTGTTACAATTAGTAGATCAAACTTTGATGCGGCCGCTCCACGAACAGCAGCAGAAATAGCTGAAACTAAAAGAATAGATGCTGAAATGAAAGCAACTGAAGATGAACTTATGAGAGAGATTGCTGCAGATAAAAAACCGATTATGATTGATCAATCGGTAAAATCAGTTAATACTCAAAAGAAACAAGTGGTCGTATTAAAAACAAGACCAGTAGATCAAAACACTGCTCAATATGGTATGAAAATTGGTTAAAGTGTAGAACTGGCCCCTTGCTCCCGCCGTTACTACGATATCTCCTGCCGCATAGATACCTTTCCGCTTTTGATATTAAGAATCCCCATTCTTAAAAGTCCCTTCACTTTATGAATAAAGTGATACTGTAGACTGACACGATGCCTACTTACCCGTATTCCTAGTTAGGTATTATTATTTATAATCCTAACGAACTTACTTAAGCGTCTTGAGCAAGTTTTTCAAAATAAGATAATGAATTATCTTCTTTATTATTACTTGCAGCTACTTGAGCTGGATTATCACTCCATGGTTGTTCATCAGCTGTAGCTACACTACCTACCGAATTATCTTCGGCAATCGTTTCCGCTGTTGCTGTTGAAACACCATCAAAGCTTAACCCTAGTACTCGTTCCATCTTCTCTTTCAATTCGTCATAAGACTTGAATTGATCTGGAGCTATTAACTCTGCGAGAGAATGTTGTTTGTTGTAGACGGACTCAAGTTCAGAATCATCTTCCGACAAAGGAGCCGGAGCTGAGAATTCTGATTTATCATAATTCCAATAGCCATCTACTTTTCTGACTTTAAGTTTAAAGTCAGCACCTTCCCACAAATCAAATGGATTGAGTGGATTTTCATCTTCGAATTGAGGTTGCATTACGTCTTTGACTTTCTCAAAGATTTTTTTACCGAAACGATAAAGCATTACTTTACCTTCAAATTCAGGATGTTTAGGATCTGAAACAACTAGAACATTAGCAACATAGTGTAACCTACGTTTTTGTTTTCTAGCTATATCTTTATTAGCTTCTTCACCAGTGTTCCATAATGTAGTATTATGTTCACTAACTGGATCAGCTTTTCCTAGTGTTGTTAAAGACTTTTCAATAAACCAACCACCTGGTCCTTGGAACCCATGATCCCAATATTGGATCCATGGAAGTTCTTCTCCGTTGGCTGCTGGTAAGAAACGAAGGACTGCGTAACCATTACCTGATTTATCAAGTTCTGGTTTCCAGTATCTATCGTCTGAAAAGTTTTTTGTTGAAGCTTCCGAGTCTTTTTCGAGGGCGGATTGAAGCTTATCAAACCCACTCTTATTACGTTTTAATTCATTAAATGACATATTATCTCCTAGTATTGCATTGTATTTTTATTAAACTGTTTTAAACTTATTTAAAACTATCGTATTTTAAAGGATATTTTTTCAACCCTTTATATATATTATACTGGCACTCTGCGAATCGGTCAAGGACTTTTTTTATTTGAGCCTCCTGAGTTCCTGACATACTGTTAGGATCATCAGTACCAACTCTTAAACGCGAGGTTTCTTTTTCTCGCATATAATTTTGAGTACCAGCATATATATTTTGATAAGTATCAGACTTAAAGTTCCATATTGAATCGAACCCTATAAGACCAATTTCATCAAAATTCATTAGAGAGGCCTGAAGCATTGCTTGGGATCCACAAAAAAAGTTTACCCCAAACTCTGGGTTATCTTCTGTCCCTCTCATATTCTGTATTTTCCATAAAGGATCACAACCTATTACATGAACTTGTTTAGAACCTGTATGTTCATTACCGAATACTTGTATATATTTATGGTTATTAGGATTTGATTCTTCAATCGCAAATCCTTGTTCACGCAAAGGTTCAATAATTATATCTTTAAAATCTATTGGAACAGGTGACCAATCTGGAAAGATACAATTATGTTCTTTAGGATATTCTGTTGCACATATCTCTTTTATAACTCCTGCGTCTCCTGATACTAAATAATCAGGTTTAAAATCTCTATGTATTGCATTACAACCAAAAGTTGTTCCTTCAAGTTTATTTAATTTAACTTGTTTTCTAGAAGGACCATTACCTATAATAAATGCTACAGCCATATTCCTTTTAATATTGTTTGTAATTTTTTATGTTCTAATTCTAAGAAAGGAGCTAAGCTATCTAATCTCTTTCTTTCTTTTGGCCAAATAAAATCTTCTGATATCATTGTATTATAATCATTAAAGATATTAAATATTTTATCAGCTGCTATAATAGTCTGAGCAGTGATTCTCCCACCTAGATATTCTCTTAATATATTAGAATGTTGTCCGTCTTTAATACCTATACATATATCTATATGTTTATACTTATCAAATAAATATCTCATATCTTCTGTAATGGCATATGTTAATTTTTGTTTTATCTTTTTAAATTCTTTATAGTTTTGATCACATTCCATGTCTAATAAATTCTTAACATAAAATTTACCTCTAGAAAGATTCGCTACATAAAAATCTAATAATTCTATATGATACTTTCTAGCTAACTTCGCAAAATGATATTTGTCCTTTCTCTTGAGAAAGGTTTCTAATTTAACTGATGTCTTTCCTGCATACTTAAAATAATCATAACTGTCTGTATTAAAATGATTGTTTACAGCTAAGTATAAACAGTAGGCGTCGTATCCTTCTCTACTTGTCATTTTAATAAAATCTTGTCCTTCGTGTTGACAGCTGATCTCCTTCCCATCTAATTTCTTCTCTACGAATAGCTTCTTTCTTTTTTCTTTGTCTTTTCTGTGCAGGCTTCTCATAGTATTCCCGCTTTCTTAATTCTTGAACAGTACCGGCGCGTTCAACTTTCTTTTTGAACTTTCGTAACATTTGATCAAATGATAAAGGTCTAGGTTTGTTCTTATCGAATTTTTTATTAAAGTGTTTTCTTTGTTGGTAGGGTTTTTGTTGTTGTGGTCTCATATTATATTATTGTATTGTATTGTATTATTGTATTTTATTATATCGGTAATTTTGCGTGTGACTCCTTTAAAAATCTTAAGCCAATAGCTTCGGCTTTAATTTTTTCTTTTAATGGGGGTGTGACTAATCCTTTAACTGAATCAGGTTCTAAATGATTTTCTTGACAGAAATATATTATTGCATCTATATAAGTTAATTTCTTTTCTATTACTAATTCTTCTACAGATGTAGTAAACTTCTTTTTAGTTAAGATCATATATCTATTATAACAGCATTCGCTGATTTGTCAAGGTTTGTTCCTTTTGTCCCACTCTGCAACTGCTTTAACAATAGCTTCTTCTGCAAGTACGCTGCAATGTAGTTTAATGGGTGGTAGTTCTAATGCCGTAGCAATTTGTTTATCGGTTATTTGTTTTGCTTCTGTAATAGTTTTACCTATCAACATATCTACAAACAAACTAGATGATGCGATGGCTGAACCACAACCATATGTTTTGAATTTAACATCTTCAATAACATCATCATCTGTTAATTTCAGATCAAGTTTCATTACATCACCACAAGCAGGCGCTCCAACCATTCCACTAACTACATTTGGGTCATTGGGGTCGAATCGTCCTACTCCATGTGCTGATGGATTGTTAAGAACACTTTGAAATCTGTCTACTACTTGTTTACTATATGCCATACTTGTATTTATAATCCATGTTCTTCTCGATACTGTTGTCTTAGTTCCATAAATTGATCAATCCATCTATGTGGCTCTTCAACAAATAATTGTGATTGACCTGTTTCTTCTACAGCTACAATAGTCACTATTCTTTCTATTGGTACATCATACATTTCTTCAAACATTTTAGCATATGCTGTTTCCTGCATGAAGTATCCTTTGATCTTACTAGGTGTCTTAGGTTTAGTACTTGTCTTAAAATCAATTACAGACACCTTCCCTGCGAACTCTGCTATACAGTCAACTCTACCAGCTATTTCTAATTCGTTACTATACATAGAACCTTCTAACATATAGATATCTCCTAGTTTAGATGTTATATCCTTTGTTTGATTAAACATCATTAAGTCTAATGGAGTAGCTTTTTTTAATCTTTCTTCTGTAAGTTTATTGTTTAAAAAATCTTCTTGAAGATAATGATATCTTGTTCCACGGAGAGAAGCCTTTCTTGAAATCTTATTAGCTTTTTCTTCACCAACAGACTTCTTCCATTTAGCCAACCATACTCTATTCATCATACCTGTAACTGTTGTTACAGAGGGATAATGTTTACCTTCTGGTGTTGTATAATATCTCTTTCCGTTTATATTTTCTGTGGGTAATGAAACGGACTCGTACCCTTCTAAATGATTAAACATTATTTATTTTTATCCTTATGTTTTTTATAAATTGCATCTGTTTTTACTTGTTTTGCTGTTCTTCTATTGTGTTGTTTATCTACAGCACTACCTGGATGGCCTTCACCAACCTTTTGTAATACTTCTTTAAACCCACCTAACTTTCCTGTACTAACTCTAGCTCCACTTACTATATTGGGTGCTTGAATTATTTGTTTCAAATTGTGAATCTTTTTATATTCTTGCATTTCTCCAAAAGACATAAACACTTCATGTTGTTCACCTGTCTCTATATCTTCTAATGTATAAGTTGGCATTACTCTTTAAACTCTATTTCTTCAAATTCCATTTCACCATCAGCTCCGATCTTAACCCACTTCTCTCCTTCTTGAAATCTATAACCAGGTTGAGGTGGTTGTGAAAAGTTCTTTGTCTTTGGTCTTGAATCTAAAACATCAGGAATTTTATCCATCTTTTCTTGAATCTTATCTTGAGTTTCTAAATCAGTTTTCTTTAATCTATCTGAAAGTTCTGAATATATTTCTTTCTCTTTTTTTAATTCTTCTTGAGCATGAGTTCTATCGCCAATCAATTCTGATATTCTCTTATGAGCATTACTTAATTGACGTTGCATATCTTTCACATTATTTTTAAGTACTTGTATATCTGCTTCTAAAGTCATTTTGGTTTCCTATCTTTTTCTGGCCTTCTATCTAAAAATAATTTTATAACACGCTGTTCTCCTTCAGTAAAATCAGATACTCTTTTAGGTCCCCATACTGTTCCTACTCTAACACACTTGTTAGCAGTATTACAATATAAGTTCCATTCTTCATCATGCATTTGTGATTTATGAATTTTATCTTCTGTTTCTTTATAGATTTCTCTCCCTAGTTCAGCAAAAAACATTTCTGCTGGACTCGGATCATATAATCCTCTAGGTCTACCCCGATACATTTCATTCCTTCTCATTATCTTCCTTATTTTTTAATTTTAATTTTTGTGTTAAATCTAGAACATTGTCAGGAACTTTTCCACTATAGATATCTTTCCCTTCCTGTTCTGCTGTATCATCAGCCGCATTGTCAACTACGAGTTCTCCTAAGTCTCCAACACCCGCTAATGAAATCTGTAATAAATCTTTACCGAGTAATTCGGCTGCTATATTCCCTGTAGGAGAATTTAAGATTAAACTATCTAATCCATCTCCGTTCTTAAAATAACTGTCTATCATTAAAGCGAATTGAACCGCTGTTTTATAAATTTCGTGATCTGGCCAAGACATTTCTCTATTGATAGTATCTCCATCTTCTGCAAATACTATTGATACTGTCTTATCAAACTTTAAATGAATGATTGCATCACCTTCTATTATATCAATTTTAAAACTTCTTTTTTTATTTTTCATTTAATCTTTCTTTAATTGCTTGCTCAATTCTTACATGCTTCATAAATTCACCAAATCCCGTATCGTCAAAATACGGAACTTCCATTCCATTTGAATTTTTGTATTTGTGTTGTCTAAGATATTTGAGCATATATCTACTTCCTTCGCCTTCCCCCTTTCTCCAGGAATGACGGATCGCTACTAATATAAGTAGTATGTAACAAAGTCCTTGAATAAGACTAATTGATATTTCGCTCATTATGTATCATTATATATAAAGTGTACCCGCGGATACAAGTTTTTTATTTTGTTCTTGTAACTTTTTGTATTCTGTCAATTTGTGATGTTATGATAGCCTTTCTATTAGGCCAATAGATATATTCTTTTTCTTCATTCTTCATTAAGTTTTGAAGTAGAGGAAGAATAAGTTTCTCACATTCTAATAATCTATCTTTATAATCCAATTCTTTTTTAGTATCAATTGCTACTAGATTGTCTTTATGATCGTCAAGTTCACCTAGTGCATTACTAATTAATTTCTGTAGTAAATCAACTTTAGAGTCTAGAGTTTCTATTTGTGCTGAGTTAGCTTGTCCTGCATTTGATGCTGCAACAGCCTTTAACTGTTCTGCTACTTCTTCACCAATACCAGCTTGCTCGCCAGTCTTAGTTACAAGTTCTTCTTGATCAACTGCTGTAAAACCAAAATCATTTATATCAGGCATTTTCTTTTACTCTCTTTACTATTTTAATTCCTCGCCTAGTTAATTCGTTTCTTATTTTCTGTTTAACTTTAGGTTTAGTATTATCTTTATTTAATTCCTCAAACAATTCTTTTTGAGAAATTGCTTTAATATAATAGTGTTCAGCTTCCCAACGATTTGTTGGTCTACCAGTTTCAGGATTCTTAATCCATCTTTTTCCACTTTCTCTTAATTTAGTTGGCATGTCATTTTTTCTATAGATAGAAAGGGGAATTACTTCCCCTAACTAATTAGCTTATTCGTCAGAGTCAGTTTCTACAGCTGGTTCATCATTAACAACTGGTGCTTCAACAGCGGCCGGAGCCTCTGCATCACCTTGTTGTTCACGAATCTCAGCTAAGAAGGTTTCTCTTAAACGACCAACCCCAGC